GTTCATGGGCGCGCAGCCGGGGGCAGCGGTGGTCGAGCTGAACCGCGATTTCTACGCCCGCGGTGCCGATCCGCAGCTTATCATGGCGAGCATTCAGCTACTTGACAGGGGCGTGATTGCGGTGCAGGATATCCGAGGCACCTTGCGCGACTACGGCATCATCGAGCGCGACCGCACCGATGAGCAGATCGATAGCGATGCGGGGGACGCGATACTGTAACACAGGAGACTGAGACATGAATAAAACCGATACCGCCCTCACCATACGCGCCGTGTCCAACGGCTACATAGTGACCGAGGTCGCTATGGCGAACGGTAAAGAGCTCGTGACGCACGTATTCGACAGCACCGCCGCGGTGCAGGCGTTCGTAGGCGGCTACTACGCGCCCGTTGTGCCGTCGTTCCCCCGACTGATTGACATCGTGGGCGGGGGGAATTGACGTGGCACACATACCTTATTTATCACAGGAGACGAACCGAATGAGCACACCCTACAGCACTAACGACAAGGATCTGTGGGCCGGTTTGCGTGCGCTGTTCCCGGAGCTGCCGGAGCGCATAACGCGGGCCTGCATAACGCTAGAGCACAACGATTTGGTGCACATCAGCGTGGATTTCTACCCAGCGAAGCCCGCTGAAGAGGACACCGCGCAGCCCGAATGAGCGCCACGACCCGCATCCTAGACGGCGCCACGCGGCACCAGGTGTTCCTGCAGCGGTACGCAGCGGGCCAGTCCCGCGAGGCCATCCGCACGCTGGAGAGGCTACGCCGTGATCTGTTGGGCCGCCTGGCGCTGGAGCCCACCGATTTCCAGCGCGCCCGACTGTCATCTCTGCTGGCGGAGATAGAATCTACCGCCCGCGCCGCATTCGGCGAGCTGTGGACCCAGCAGCGGGCCGCCATCGCGGAGCACGTCGTATCGGAGGCGCAATTCTCCGCGCGCCTGTACAGCACCGGGGCAACAGTGTCCTTCGCCACCCCGGCCGATGTGCTGCTGATCCAGGCGGTCGAGCGGGCGCCTGTCCCCACACTGAACCAGACGATCCGAGGCGCCTACGAGGAGTTCGGCGCGAAGAAGTCGGCGCAGATATTGCAGCAGATACGCGACGGCGTGACGCTCGGCGAGACCACGCCTGAGATTTCCAGCAGGGTTAGCGGGCTGCTCAAAACGCTGCCGCGCAGGCAGGTTGACGCGCTGGTCAGGACAACCGTGAACCACACCGCATCGGTGGCCCGCGGCGTCGTGATGCGGGATAACCCCGATCTGGTGGACGAGTACCGCTGGGTGTCCACGTTGGACAGCGGGACCACGCTGATCTGCGGGAGCCGCGATGGTGAGACGTATGCTGTGGGTCAAGGGCCTATGCCCCCAGCCCACTGGGGCTGCCGGAGCGTAACGATACCCATCGTAAAACCGGAGTTCAGCCTGGCCGGGGGCCTAGACGCTGGCCGACCCGCTGTGGGCGCCGATGGCGTGCAGGACGTATATAGCCGGACGACGTATGCGGGTTGGCTGAAGAAGCAGCCGGCCGAATTCGTCGACGAGGCACTCGGACCCGAGCGGTCCAAACTGTTCCGATCAGGCGCCCTGCGCCTGGATCAATTCGTGGACCCAACGGGCCACGAGTACACCCTGACTGAGCTATCCGCCAGTCACAATCTATCACTGAGGTGATCACACATGGCAGACGAAGACTATAAAGCCCAATATGAGGCGCTGGCGAAGAAATACGAGGCCGCCGAGAGGGACGTAGGTGCCTTGCGCGCCCAGGTGGAGGACCTGCTGGGCGAGACGAAACGCGCCAAAGACGCCAAGCGGGCAGCCGAGAAAGCGGCCGAGGATGCGGCCAAGAAAAAAGCGGGCGAAGAGGGCGATTACAAGGCCCTGCTCGAATCGTCCGAGAAAGAGCGCGCCAAGCTACAGGAGGCTCTCCAGGGGCTGCAGACCACGGTGGCCCAGAAAGAGACCGGATCGGCAGCCATGAAACTAGCCACTAAGCTGGCTGATGGCGAGAATGCTGAGCTTCTTGCGCAGCTCATTGGCCCCCGCTTGACATACGCGGATGGAAGTGTTAAAATCACAGACGGCCAGGGGAACCTCACGGTATCCTCCTTGGCGGACCTGGAGAAAGAGGTGTCGGGTAGTGCCCGTTACGCCGCTCTTCTGCGGGGCCGCCAAGCGTCAGGCGGTGGTGCCGCCGGAGGGTCGGGCGGTGGTGCCGCTGAAAAATCCGTATCCAGAGCTGACTTTGACAAGATGGGCGATAAAGACCGCATCTCGTTTGTCAAGGGCGGAGGTAAAGTAACCAACGATTAAAGAGGCGCCCTTAAATGGCTAAGAACACCCTTACTTACCTGGCTGGCGACATCTACGTTGCGATTGACAATGTAGGCCGCGAGCTGGTCGGCATGATCCCTGCCGTCAACATCAATACCGGCTCCGAGGCCGCTGCAAAGGACGATACCGTCCGCGCAGCTTTCGCGCCCGCCGTGACCCCGACCACCCTCACCCCGTCGATGACCATCCCCGAGGGAACCGGTCAGACCGTCGGCAACAAAACCATGACCCTAGACACCATGGAGACCGTCATGATCCCGTGGGTCGGCGAGGGCATCAAACACGTCGAGAACGGAGCGGGATACGGCACCATCTACGGCGACCAGATCGCCCAGGCGATGCGTGGGCACGTCAACGCCATCGAGTTGGCCCTTGTGACCGCCGCCCGCGCTGGCGCTTGTCGCGCATACGGCACCGCTGGCACCACGCCCTTCGGCACCGCCAACGACTACACCGCCGCAACCAACGTGCTGAAAATCCTCAAGGATAATGGCTTCGGCGGCCGCGATAACCAGCTGGTCATCAACACCACGTCGGGCGCTAATTTCCTCGGCAAACAGTCTGCCGTCAATGCGGCCGGTACCGATAGCATGCTCCGTCAGGGCGTACTGCTCGACCTGGCCGGTATGCCTGTCCGTGAGTCGGGCCAGCTCGGCGCACACACCGCAGGTACCGCCGCGTCGGCCACCACGGACGACACCGGTTACGCCATCGGGTCCACTACCATCACGCTGGCCTCGGCCGGTACGGGTACGGTCCTGGCAGGTGATGTGATCACCTTCGCGGGCGACACCAACAAGTATGTTGTTGTCACCGGTGACGCGGACGTGTCTGGTGGCGGCACCGTCGTGCTGCAGTCTCCTGGTCTGCGAGTGGCCATTCCAGCCGCTGCTACGGCGATCACCATGGTCGCCACCCACAGCGACAATCTAGCGTTCTCTCGCCCGGCTATCGAGCTGGCTATCCGCGCACCCGCTGACCCGTTCGGCGGCGACGCTGCAACCGACATGATGGTGGTCCGTGACCCCCATTCTGGCCTGGCTTTCAGCATCTCGACCTACAAGGGCCGCAAGAAAGCCATGATCGCCGTGGATTGTCTCTACGGCGTCAAGGTCTGGATGCCTGAGGCTGTCGCCCTGCTCATCGGCTAGTACTGAGTCTCCCTGTGTTCCCCCGGTTTCGGCCGGGGGCTTTTTGACGAGGTAGCCACATGAGTGACAGAGTACCAACCGTGCGCGTTCGCGTACCTGGCCATCCGCACGAGTGGGTGGTTGTCAATGCGGATGATCCGCGCGCGCAACCTACCGAGCAAAAACTGCGATCCGAGCCGACCAAGCGTCGCAGGAGGTAGCCATGGCCACAATCGTCGTCGAGACAGGCACGGGCAGCGCGACCTCCAACTGTTACGTCAGCGAGGCCGATCTGACGACCTACGCCACAGATCGCGGCATCACCATCACCGGCGACAACGCTGAGCTGCTGATACAGGCGATGGACTATATAGAGTCGCTGGAGTATCGCGGCTGGAAATACACCGAGGCACAGGCGCTGCAGTGGCCCCGATCCGCTGTGTACGTGGATGGCTATATCGTCGATTCGGACGAGATACCGCGGCTGCTGGTGGACGCGCTGTGCGAGGTGGCCCTAGGCATCGATGGCGGGGTCAACCCGTTGGCCAGCGAGGACCGAATGACGCTCTCCGAGAAGGTAGGCGATCTGGCCGTAACGTACTCGCCAGGCTCGCGCAATTACACCTACCTGAAAGCCGCGCATACAAAACTGCGCAAGCTGCTGCGGCGCGCCAGCTCGCCCGTAAATACCTGGGTGTGGCGCGCATGAGTTTTTACTCGAACATGGCCGCTACGGCCCGCCGCCTGCTGACCAAATACGGCCAGACGGTGACACTGACGTACCAATCCGCCCCGACGCTCAACCCCGTCACCGGGTCGCTGACATCGACGCCGGTGGAGTACACGGGCAAAGGTGCCGCGTTTGACTACCGCGCCGCGGAGATCGACGGCGTACTCGTGCAGGCCGGGGACATCCGGCTGATCTTGGAGGCCACCACTACCGCACCGGCCGTGGGCCACACCTGCGCAGTTGGTGGCGTGACGTACCGCGTTATGGCCATAACGACATCCGCACCGGGTGGCACGACCACGCACTACACCCTGCAGCTACGCATATGAGTTTCCGCGACGACATCAAACGGTTTGCCGACAAGACCAAGGCACGCGAGGATCAGGTTCTGCGCGGGACCGCGCTCGATCTGGCGTCGGCCATTGTGCTGCGTACTCCGGTAGGCAACCCGGCCCTGTGGTCGTCGGCACCGGCGAAGGGCTACACGGGCGGCACCGCCAGGGCCAATTGGTTCGCTGGGGTCAATGCGCCCGACACCCACACCGAAGAGACGGCGGACAAAGCAGGCGGTGCCACGATTGGGCGGGTGCGCGCCAGTATCGCAGGCGCGCACCGACGCGACACGCTGTACATCACCAATTCGCTGCCCTATATCGGCGCGCTGGAGAATGGGCACAGCACCCAGGCGCCCGCGGGCATGGTATCGGTAGTGGTGACCGCGTTTAAGCGGCTGCTCACGGCGAGGGCCAAACGATGAGCACGGTATTCTTTAACCTGCAGGCTGCGTTGCATTCCAGGCTGTCCACGATGACGAGCGTGCCGCCGGTGGCGTGGCCCAATTATGGCTACACGCCGACCGCCGGGACGCTGTGGCTACGACCGACCGTACTCCCCGCCGATACCGCCGCGGCCACGATGGGCGACAGCGGCACGGACGAGCAGACCGGCGTATATCAGATTGACATTTTCGCCCCGCTGGACGAGGGCGATGGTGCGGCGCGGGCGATGGCGGACGCGCTGGCTGATCGATTCAAACCGGTCACGGAATTGACGTACAACGGCTTGACGGTGCGCTGCATATCTGGTAGCATCGGGGGATTGATCCGGGAGGATAACTGGCTGCATCTGCCCGTTAAAATCCGCTATCTATCATATACCACAAAGAGGTGACACATGGCAACATTTTTGGGCAATAGCGGCGTCGTGATGATTGGGGCCGCCGCAGTGGCGGAGGTCGTGGACTGGTCCATATCCAGGTCCGTATCGCCGCCCGATGATACTGTGATCGGTGACACGGCCAAGACCCACAAAAACGGCTCTACGACCGAGTGGTCTGGGTCCATATCCTGCTACTGGGACGATACCGACACCACGGGGCAGGGCGCTATGACCGTCGACGCATCCGTCTCACTCGCGCTGCAGCCGGAGGGAGCCACCGCCGGTGACTATGAATATAGCGGCACCGCAACGATTACCTCTATCGAGACAAGCGGCGCGCTGGACGGCGTCATGACCGCGAACTTCAGCTTCCAGGGCAACGGTGCTTTGACGTTAGGCACTGTCTAATGGACATCAGACAACTGACAACCCGCGCCGCCCATGACGCTGGCGCGGAGGTTCGCATCCGGGACCAGTACGGCAAAGAGACGGACGTGCATATCCGCGTGGTGGGCATGGACTCAGTCATCTGGCGCGGTATCGTCCGCGATCAGGAGCGGCGCGCGATGTCCGCCGCTGCGTCAGGGCTGGACGCCCCGGCTGAGGACGTGGCGGAGGTACTGGCACGAGCAACGCTCGACTGGCGTGGCCTGGAGTCCGGCGGCGAGCCGCTGGCGTACAGCGAGGAGGCCGCTTACGAGCTCTACACTAACGCCCCGTATATTGCGGACCAGGTGGATAGATTTATAGGGCAGCGATCAAATTTTATGAGCGGATAGCGCGCGAGGTCGTCGCGTTTGCGAAGTGGTCCTATCGCGCACACGGACGTGACGAGGGCCGCAACCGAACGCGGCTCGCTATCTGGCAGGACATCGAGCGACGCAGCGGCAAGCGGATAGAGGAGGCGCACGCCCCTGAGCTGTCAGAGCATGCGGCCCGGTTGTGGCATCTGTTTATATCGGTGAGGCTGGGCGTCGATGGGGCGCTGACCTATACGGACCTGATACACTACGGCGCCCTGACCGGCGCGGATATATCCCCCTGGGAGGCCGACGTGCTTGTGAGATTGGACGTGGAGCGCAGACACCGTGACTGACATCGCCGCACTCGGCATTGCCGTCTCATACGCGGACGTGTCCAAAGCGGACCACGCGCTTGACGGCCTAGAGAAACAGGCTGATAAAACCGAGCGTTCGACCGAGCGCCTGCGCAAAGAGACAGACCGCTACAGCGACTCGGCCCGGCGCCAGGGGCGCGAGGTCTCCGGGCTGCGTGCCGGGTTCGGCTATCTGGCGTCTGCCATGCTCGCGGCCGGGGCAGTCACTCTCTTCCGCAAAGCCATCGACAACACCATTGAGCAGGAAAAGGCGCTCGCCCAGCTAAACGCGGCCCTGGAATCGACCCAGGGGGCTGCCGGTCTCACCTCGGCGGAGCTGCAGACGATGGCCTCCCGCCTGCAGGACGTTACGACCTACGGTGACGAGTCGATTGTCACCATGCAATCTCTGCTGCTGACCTTTACCAAGATCGGCAAAGAGACCTTCCCCCGCGCGTCTGAGGCAATACTCGACATAGCGACGCGCATGGGTACGGACCTCAAGAGCGCGGCGGTCCAGGTGGGCAAGGCGCTCAATGACCCCGTGACCGGCATCACGGCGCTGACCCGCGTCGGCGTGAGTTTCACCGAGTCGCAGAAAGAGACCATCAAATCCCTCGTCGATATGGGCCGCACCGCCGAGGCGCAGGCTGTCATCCTGCGCGAGCTTGAAACCGAGTTCGGCGGGTCGGCACGCGCAGCCCGCGACACCCTGGGCGGTGCGCTCAAGGGGCTGTCCGACGCGTTCGGCGACCTGCTGGAGGGACCGGGGAGCGCGACCGCGGCTAAAGGGGCTATCGCGGAGCTGACCAAAACGCTGCAAAGTCCCGCGGTAAAGGAGGGGTTCTCTGGGCTGGTTACTGGCGCCATCAAGCTGGTCGAGTGGCTGGCTAAAGCCTCCGCCGCGTTTGTTGATTTTGGCGAGGGTATCGGCGAATTCTTCGGCCGGATCACCACCGGCGTGTATCGCATCGACGATCTAACCAGAGCCACCGTCTCCCTCGACGATCAGGTCAAGCGCGGCACCGTGACGCTGGAGGCGTCGCGCTCTCAGCTCGCCGATATGCAGGGCGAATATGACGCGTTATCGAACGTCATCCGCGTACAGACTGATCTATTCGGCGCGCAATCCGGCGGCGTCGTTACTCTGACCGAGCGGCACCAGGCGTTGGCCGAGAAGATAGCCGCCACCCGCGAGCAGATCGACCAGCAGACCGCCGCGCTCCAGGGGCTGCAGACGCAACAGGCCGCCCAACCCGCCACGCAGGGCGGGGGCGACACGCCCCAGGCACTCGACCCGCTGGGGCTTGACCCCGCGACCCAGGCAGCCCGCGACGAGGCGGAGGAGCTGGAGAAGGCCCGGATCGAGCGCATGGAGCAGCTGGCCATCGAGCACACCGAATTCATGCGCGATTTGTCCCGCAAGATGACCGAGGACGAGATCAAGGACGCGCTACGCCGGGATGAGATGATCAAGCAGGGTCGCGCGACGTTTTGGCAGGATATGCGGTCCTTGGGCGCGTCCGGCAGCAAGGCCCTGTTCGAGATCGGCAAAAAAGCGGCCATCGCTCACGCCCTGATCACCGGGCAAGAGGCTGCGGTGTCCGCCTGGGCGGCAGGCATGGCGACGGGCGGCCCGTGGGCGCCTGCTGTGGCTGCCGCATATACCGCCGCGTCACTCGCTAAGACCGCCGGTCTGATCAGCAGCATCCGCTCGTCATCGTTCGGTGGCGGTGGCGGTGGCGGTGGCGGCGGTGGTGGCGGCGGTGGAGTGTCCGCTCCAAGCGCCCCGCCTCCGGATCGGGTGGTCACGCACCAGGCGAATATCGTTGTATCTGGCGGGCTATACAATGACGAGGACATACGTAAATTGGTCGGTAGAATCGAAGAGGTCAGACAGGACATGGGCGGCAATGTCGCCTTTGTAGCGTGACGCCATGCCGGTAATTGTATCTGGTCAGCTAACCACATCCGCCTCCTATATCGGGTATGACAGCCTGCTCGCGGCGTCGGACGGGACCATCACGGCATCGACCGAGGCGGAGGGATACGCTGCGGAAAACATGGGCGACTGGAGGCCATTTACCTGGTGGCAGCCGACCGCAACGGGGGACAGTTGGGCGCGCGTTTCGTTCGCATCGGCGCGGTCGGTGGATTATTTCGCCGTTGCCGCACACAATCTCTCCTCCAGCGGATCGACCATAAAATTGCAATACTCTACCGATGGCGGGTCCAACTGGAGCGACGCAACAGCAGCTGCTGGGGGTGCGCAAGATCGGGTGATATCGGCCACGTTTGACGCCATCGCGGCGGCTGACTGGCGCGTACTGGTCAATAACCCGAGCACAATAGCATCGGTAGGCATCGCGGCGTTTGGCACCAAGCTCGACCTGACCAAAGCGCCTAAAGCCGGGTACTCCCCGGCGGCCCTGTCGCGGCGCGCGGAGTACACCACGAACGAGTCCAGTACGGGGCTCTTCCTGGGCCGCTCAATCGAGCGCACCGGGTTTCCTGGTTCGTTCGAGGTTGACTACCTGCAGCCATCCTGGGTCCGGTCAAAATGGGAGCCCTTTGTTGATCACGCCGAGCTGCGTCCGTTTTTCTACGTCTGGGACAGCAGCCTCTACAGCAGCGAGGCGGTGCTGGCCTGGACCAATGGCTCCATCCCGCCAGCGCAATACGACACCGTGTGGTCCATGAAAGTTTCGCTGAAATTCAATGCCCTACGATAGCCGTAAAACAGAACTAGGCCGCGAGCCGATCCAGGTGGTCGAGATTGATCTCGACTACTGCGCCAATTCATTCGGGGTGCAAGCGGCCTTCGAGGCTGTCGGGGGTGCGTTGGCGTTTGGCTCCGGCAGCCGATCACTCGCGGCCCTCAGTTCCACGGACGTGGCTGGGTATGACTCCTCGGCGGGTACCCTAGGCGCGTACAGATTCGATGGGTCGGCGTGGGCCGTAGTCACCTCGCTTCTGGCTATCGGCGGCTCTGCCACCGCAGCATCGATGTGCGCGCTGGACGACCACACCGTGGCTGTGTGGGACAGCGCGACGGACACACTACGGACCTACGAGACCGACGGATTGGCGTGGTCTGCCGTGGGTTCTGGTGTGGCTCTTGGGACGTTTTCTAACATACGAATGGCGTCTCTGAGTGCCTCAGACGTGGCCGTAATAGACGTCTACAATCGCCGCCTACGGACGTACCGATTCGGTGGCACGACCTGGGGGGCGGTGGGGTCCTATCTGGTGCTACCCGCCGGGTCTATGACCGTGGCCGCCCTATCGAGCACCGAGGTGGTCGTGTTCAATGGCAATGCCGGGACGCTGCGGTCCTATGCGTTCGACGGCGCTGGCTGGGCGGCTGTCGGTGCCGCATCCACCGTGCCCACCACCGCAGCGCCCGCCGTGGCGGCGCTGGGCGCGGATACACTGGCGCTCACAGGGGATGACCTCGACGCGCTGCTGGTCTACCGGTCCGACGGGTCGGTGTGGGCGCAGTCCGGCGCGGCCACGGATATAGGGGCCGAGGCATCTATATCCGTGGCCGCTATGACCGGCGAGCTGCTGGCGGTGTCGGCAGCCGGTGGCGACACGATACAGGCGTACGCCTACGGCTCGCTAAACTGCACGGCCAGCGGGACCGCTGGGACCGAGTGCTACAATACGCGGGCGACCTGTCAAGACCCGGCCAACTACAACGCCACCACCAAAACGTACCGGTTTTGTCAAGCTCGTAGCAATCTGCCCGTGGGCGTCAATATGATCCCAGCTATCGAGGGGTCCGTATCCCACGCGCCGACCAGCACGACGGGCGGCAAAGGCCTGGGCAACCGGGCCGTGGTGAAAATACAGCTCAATGACCACGCATGGCACGACCGGGACGTCGATCCCTACGTCGCTACGCGGCCCTACGACCCCGAGACGACAGGCACCTACGCCGGCAAACTGCTCGCCCGCAATCCGTATTTCGAGGGCCGCGAGCTACGAATCCTAAACGGGTATTTGGATACGCCGTTTTCCTGGGACAATTTCCGCACGGAGTATTACGACATCACCGATATGGCGGGGCCGACCGGCGGCAAGTGGCTGATCCAGGGTAAGGACATCCTGACGCGCACCTATGAGAGCAAGGCCAAATACCCGGCTGCCTCAACCGGCGAGCTGCTGGCCGATATAACCGCCGCTGCCGCATCCGCCACGCTGTCGCCCACTGGCATTGGCGACGACGAGTATCCCGCAAGCGGCGTGCTGTCAATCGGCGACGAGGTGATGCTGTTCACCCGCTCGGGCGACACGCTGACGCTCACCGAGCGGGGCGCGTGGCGCACTGTGGCCGATGATCACAGCGAGGGCGACACCGTGCAGGTGTGCGCCACCTGGGACGCGGCCAACGTGCTCACGGTACTCCGGGAGCTGCTGGTTGAGGGCGCGGGCATCCCAGCCGCCTACATCCCCGACGGCGCGGGCGAGAACTGGAACGTGGAGCTCAGCAACTGGTTGTCAAGCGCGTCGGTTACTGGTATACTACTCAAGCCCGAGGGTGTCGAGTCCGTAATATCTGAGCTGTCAAAGCAGTTTTTGTTTGATATTTGGTGGTCCGCGGTTGACCAAGAGATACGGGTGAAAGCCCTGTCGCCAGAGCCTAGCGGCAGCTCCCCGGCCACGCTATCAGACGCATATAGCCTGCTGGCCGGGTCCGTAGGGGTGCGAAAAGACAGCAAAGCCCGTGTGTCAGAAGTGCAAGTGTATTACGGCAAGCTCGATTATACCGAAAAGGACGAGCCGACTAATTTTAAGGCGCTGTACATCAGCACGGACCCCAACTCGGCGGGCGCGGACCGATACGGGTCTGACAGCATCATGACGATCTACAGCCGCTGGATAGTACTCAAAGAGCAGGCGGCTCAGCTGGCTGGCAGACTGCTGGCCCGTTTTGTGGACACGCCGTCCGTGGTGTCGTTTGCGGTAGACATCAAAGACGAGGACGACATCCGATTATCTGAGCGCGTGATACTGGACACGGCAGCGATCCAGGGCGTTACGGGGGCGAATGAGCCCACGGCGTTTCAGGTGACGAAAATCACCGAGTCGGCGATAGGCAGCACGCTGCAGGTCGAGGGGCTGTCGTCTTCCTTCAGCGGCCGCTATTGTTTCATTGCGCCGGACGGGACACCTGACTACTCGGCGGCCAGCGCGGACCAGCAAGCGGCTTATGGATTTATCTGCTACGATAGCGGCGTTTTTTCCGACGGGACTGAGGCGTACAAAATTATATGATCGAGATTGACAACAGCATAGTGATCCCCTGCCCCCTCGTGCGGTTTGCCCTGCGCCGCGCGAGTCACTGCCCGTCGTGTGAGCACTATCGCGGACTGGCGCAGGCTACCCAGAGCGGCGCACCCGTGGAATATATGTACCACGTAATATGCGCCAGACCGATCACGCGCCGCCTGCAGCGCATCGAGGATGATTGATGACTACATACACTGCTATCCCGGACAGCGACATTGATCCCGAGTCCCCCGCGACCACGACGCTGATGACCCGGCTCCGTGACAATCCGCTGGCCATCGCCGAGGGCGACGCGAGCGCGCCGCCAATCGCATATTCCGCCCTGGCGGCGGCCATCGTCGCGGGCGGTACGACCTACGATATTACGCCCTTGGTCAACGCCACCGCCGCTGATACGGTCTACACCAAAGCGATCGAGTGGACCGTATCACTATCCGGCAGTGTCAATGTGTATTTTGAGCTGTCCGGCTCGGGCGGCGCATGTATATACAAAGACGGCAGTCAGGTCGGGACGTATCGCACCTCGGTTGGGGCCTACTCCGAGGACGTGGCAGTGGCAGACGGCGACCGGGTGCAGGTGTATCTGAAGAACAACCCGTTCGGCTCCGCCTCGGTATCTAATGCGCGCCTGCGTAACGCGGCCACCATACCGGGGTCTATCGTCATGTCATACCCGCCAATTGACGGAGGCACTATATAATGGAGTCGTATTACAACACAGTCCAGGATGCCACCGGCCACGCCGTCAATGGAGCCACCGTCACCGTATACGATAGCCTCGGCGCAGTGGCTGACATATACACCTACGCCGGAGTGCCGCAGGCGAATCCTTTCGCCTCGGGGCTAAATCGGTCCGAGGGGGAGATCGAGTTCGCGGCGGCCAACGGCATGTACGACATCAAGGTGGTCAACGGGGCTGAAACCGATTGGCTGCGCCATGTGACGCTGGTGGACCTGGCCGAGATGGGCGACCTGACGGTCGAAGCGCTCACCTCCAACGGCATCGACGACAACGCCACGGGCGAGCGCCTGCAGCTGGCCGACACGCTGTTGACTCTCGGCACCGCCGGCGCGGGGTATCCTGTGGCCCACGCGGCGGCGGATCAGCACCTGGAGGTCAACGGCGGCAGTGCCTCGGGCAACGGCGGCGCGGTGCGCGTCTATGGCGGATCGCACGCGACCAAAGCGGGCGACATCGAGATATTGAGCGGCGGTAACGTGCTGTGCCAGTGGGACGAGAATACCGGCGATCTTATTATATCCACTGGGACCGGAACTAAAACAGAAGCTGTGCGGGTGTACTCCGGCGGCGCCATCGGCGTGGCCGGTGGCGTGCTCTCCGGCGGCCCTGTTGCGGCGGACGATAACACCTCTTCGATAGCAGTCTATGGCGGTAACACCGTCAACGCGGGCGGCGGGCTGGTGGCCTATGGCGGCGCGCATGCGACCCTAGCCGGTGACGTGGTGCTGCAGAGCGGCGCGAACGCGTTTGCTGAGTGGGACGAGTCGGCCGGATCGCTGACGCTGTCCACCGGCACGGGGGCCAAAACCGCTGCGATTACGGTCGATGCGTCACAGGTGGTGTCGTTTGCGGCCACGCCCAGCGTAGGTGGCAGCGATGTGCTGATAGCGTCTGACATTGGCACGACCGTACAGGCGTACGACGCGACATATCTCGTCGATGCCGACATTGGTACGACCGTACAGGCGTACGACGCTACGTATCTCGTCGATGCCGACATTGGTACGACCGTACAGGCGTACGACGCGACATATCTCGTCGATGCCGACATTGGCACGACCGTACAAGCTTATGACGCGACATATCTCGTCGCTGCTGACATCGGCACGACCGTACAGGCGTACGACGCGACATATCTCGTCGCTGCTGACATCGGCACGACCGTACAAGCTTATGACGCGGACACGGCCAAGCTCGATCAAGCGGCCAATTTCACGGCGGGGCTGCAGAGCGCTGGAACGACCGTAGCCACCGGCGCGGGCACAACCGGCGGCGCGGGCTCGGCAGGCGCGGGTAATCAGTATATAGAGCTGACCATAGGGGGCGTGACGTACAAGCTCCTGCACGACGGAACGGTGTGATGGCCTACTATCTAAGCCAACGATCTCTCGGCAATATCGCGGGCGTCCACCCCGACCTGCAGCGCATCGCTGATCACGCCATCCAGATCACGCTGGTCGATTTCGGCTACGGCCCCCACTCCGGGCTGCGTACCGCCGAGGAGCAGGCCGACCTGTACACCCGTGGCCTATCGCGCGCGGACGGGTACACCCGGCTCAGTAGGCACCAGAGCGGACGAGCGATGGATTTTTATGCCTACGTCGATGGGGCCGCCTCGTGGGATCGTACGCACCTGGCGATGGTGGCCGCTGCGCATCTACAGGCCGCTGCGGAGCTGGGCATCCCGGTCCAGTGGGGGGGCTTGTGGACACCGGCTAAATGTGGTATATTCGGGTGGGACATGCCACACATTGAGCTGATTGAGAGATGATACCTATCGTACCGATTCTGGGGCTGGCGGGCCAGCTCCTCGATAAGCTTTTTCCCGATCCGACAGAGCGCGCGGCCGCCGAAGCCAAATTGCAGACACTACGGATGGAGGGCGAGCTTAAGAGGATAGAGCTGCAGCTGTCCGCTATCGTGATGGAGGCGCAGTCCTCTGACCCGTGGACCTCCCGCGCGCGACCCGGATTTTTGTACGTGGTCTACCTGTACATTCTAGCCGCGCTGCCCTTCGGCGCGCTATTTGCATTCTCGCCGGAGACTGCGGCTGGCGTTACTCAAGGGATGTCCAATTTCCTCGCGGCGATCCCCGGTGAGATGTGGTCGCTATTTGGCGCGGGATACCTGGGCTACACAGGCGCGCGCACCGTCGAGAAGCGCAAGCTCCTGTCGCGGTAATGCACCCACTCGTCGAACAGATAGGCACCCCAAAACTGGGCGCGTCGGTCTCGGCCGCCACGACCAGCGCGGGCGTCGGCACCATGTGGGGCTGGCTGCCGCAGGACATCGGCGAGGTCGCCGCGCTGGTCGGTATCGCGCTGTCCTGCGTGATGATCTACGCCACCGTCCTCAAGATCAAGCGCGAGCGGCTAGAGCTGCGCGATCTGGCCAGTAAAGAGGCGGAGCGGATCGCCGCGGCCGAGTGGCGTAAGGTCCGAGGGCTACCCCTCATGAGGGGCGACGATCCTCTGCCCTGACTCGCCAGCTAGTGTCGTTGATGCAGAATATCCGGTCGCCAGAGCTATAGTCTCGTGCGATGATTGTACTGCTGCCGACGAAAAGCACTATATACTCCCTGCCGCCCTCGGCCAGGATAGTCTGGCCTATCTTGGGTAGTGCTCTCACGATTGTGATCTCCGCAGCCATGCCGTGAAGTCCGTAAATGGCTTAGGTGTCTTGGTGTCCTTTGTCTCTGCGGCCAGGTCCGTCAATTTGTCCAGCTCCCGAATAGCCTCAAGATCAACTATGTCGCGGGGGTGCATGGGGTATCCGTCGATGGTAAGGGCTCGTGTCGTCATGTTGGTATCTCCGTGTGTGTAATTTAACTATAGCACTCCCCGCGCAAATGTCTAGTAATTAAACGCATTGATTTAACGGGCGGGGTGGTCTACACTCCACTATATGATAGCACTACGCCCATATCAGACAGACCTCATCGAGAGTATATTCCGCGCCTGGGCATCCGGCGCGGCGAACGTCCTCGCCGTACAGGCCACCCGCACCGGCAAGACGGTGGTATTCGCCGAGGTGATACGCCGCACCGGGCTGCCGGCGGTGGCTATAGCCCACCGGCGGGAGCTAATAGCCCAGACCTCTGTCGCCCTAGCGCGCGCTGGGGTCGCCCATCGTATCGTCGCGCCGACACCCTTGATCAAACAGATCATCAAGCGCCAGGTAGTGCTGTTCGGGCGCGCCTATTACGACTCGCGCGCCTCGGTCGGCGTGGCCAGTGTGGACACCATCCTGCGCCGCACGGACAAACTGGGCGCCTGGATGGCGTCGGTGCGTCTGTGGGTGACGGACGAGGCGCATCACATCACCGGGGATAACAAATGGGCCAAAGCGGTAGCGCTGTTCCCGCACGCTCGCGGCCTGGGCGTAACGGCCACCCCGAAACGGGCTGACGGCCAGGGCCTCGGGCGACACAGCGGCGGTGCGTTTGACACTATGATCGAGGGGCTACAGGCCCGCGACGCCATCGCCGAGGGCTGGCTGCTAGGCCACATGATATACGCCCCGATGGGAGACTACCACCGCCCCGAGGCCACAGGCGACAATCTCAGCTCCACCGGCGACCTAAAGCAGGGCGTCATTCAGGAGTCGATACGACACAGCCATATAATAGGTGACGTGGTGGTCCACTATCAGCGATTGATACCCGGCAAGTCCGCTGTCGTATTCGCCCCGGACATCGAGACCGGATCGCGCATGGCGGACCAATTCAGCGCGGCCGGGGTGCCTGCGGCTATCCTGTCGGCCAAATCGCCGGACGCCGAGCGGTCCCACACACTGGCCCAATTCGAGCAGCGCCGCTTGGCAGTCCTTGTGAATGTGGACCTCTTCGGCGAAGGGACCGACCTGCCCGACCTGGAGGCCGTGATCCTGGCCCGGCCGACGGAGAGCTTCGCCCTCTTCGCCCAGCAGACGGCGCGCGCGTCCACCCCCTCACTCACAGGGCCTATGCCTACCTCGGCGCTGGAGCGCCTGTCCGCCATCGCCGCGAGTGCCAAGCCGCGCGCCATCATCATCGATCATGTGGGTAATGTGGCCCGTCATGCCACCGCCGTATCTATGGGCGGGCGCACTGTCATCGACCTGGCCTATGCCGAGTGGACGCTCGACGCGGCCGAGCGAGGCGCACGAGGGCGGCCCACCGACGTGATCCCGCTGCGGACGTGTCTCCGCCCGACATGCCTGCAGGTATACGAGCGTGTGCTGCCTGAGTGTCCGTACTGCGGTCACCACCCACAGCCTGCTGGGCGCTCCGCCCCGGAGCAGGTGGACGGCGACCTCACTGAGCTGGACCCGGAGGCGCTGGCCGCCCTGCGCGGGGCCGTGGTCGCTGTCGATCAGCCCGTCGAGGAGTATCGTGCCTACCTGGCGGCAAGACGCTGCCCTGAGCTCGGCATCCGAGCACACGCCAGACGCCACGCGGCGCGCCAGGAGGCACAGGCGGAGCTGCGGGCGGCTATGGCGCTGTGGGCGGGGCATCAGCGCGCACTCGGAAGATCAGATGCTGAGGGCTACCGGCGATTCTGGCACGCCTTCCACATCGACGCCCTATCCGCCCAGGCGCTCGGGGCGGACGAGGCGCGAGCGCTGGCGGTGCGAATTGGTGAATTTAAATCCTTGACATAGGGGCCCCGGTAGACAATACTTAAATCACACAGACAAGGAGACACCAGCATGACCACCTACACAGCAATCGAAAAGACAGCACGCAAGACCACCCTACACGGACGCGGTGAGGCATACACATACTGGGCCGTGGAGACACAGGACGGCGGATTGTACGCCAATATCTCGGACACTACTGTCGAGGGCGAGGGGATGACAGCCCGCGAATACGCCGAAGCCCTGGCCTTCGCGCTGAACGCGCGGATGGACGTCAGCCTCTTGGGGGGTCTCACGACAGATCAATATGTGGCCGCGAGAGGGGCCCTGCTGGAGCAGCGGACATGAGGAAGCTAACCATAGATGGATACCCCACGGACTCACTCCTTGGCCTGCCTACTATTGAGGTGGAGGAGTACACGTTCTGCTCAATCATCAAAGACCCGGTAGGGCCTCCCCCGCCGCCAAGCGCGGCTACTGCCGAGGTGATCCTAGCCCGGGCCGGGCTGCTGGACACCCTGATACTAGACGGGGCAAGCGAGAGCTAATACCCCACACGAGGAGACACACCCATGCAGATAGGTGGATTAGCAAAACGGGCCACAAAGGCGGCCGCGTACGAGCTGGTCGTGGATATTAAAACAGGTCGGAGAGTGCCGGGGCCAGAGGAGATAGACTCCCTGCTGCTGTACTTTGCGCCGCCCCACCCTAAACGGGCGAAGACCGACCTGCAGTGGGTCGCCAAGGCGGCTGCTGGTGTCCATAACGCCCGGCCTGAGTTACGCTATGTGTATGTGCGCGATGGGGTGGCGGTAGCCACCGATGGACACCGAGCACACCGAGCGCCTACGACACTGGCGGATGGGTGGTACGACCCACGCACGTATGCTCGCGTAGTGTTTGACGGTAAATACCCGGACCTTGACAGTGTGACGCCCGACCGGGCCGCTTGCCAGACCATAGCGGTGAGCGATCTCGAGCGGGGGACTACCGACATCAAAACTGTGTATCTGCGTGTGTCTGGCGGTGTCGCGGTTGACGAGAGATATTTACTCGACGCGCTCAACAGCAGCACTGATGGCGCCGTACACTACACAGAGGACACGATGGCAGGCGATAGTGAATACGGCGACTGGGTGATCGCGGGGCTGCGGGTATGACCGCCACCGACACACTGCACAGGCTACTGGGCGACCTGGCCGGTCTGGTAGAGGTACACGAGTACCCAGACAGGATAGCCATAGATATAGAGGTGGGGCTGTACCGGGCGCGCCGGACTCGCCGCGATAAATCGAGTGCCGCCCTGGCTGCCTTGGCTCTCGATGTCAGGCTTTTAATTACTGGACTTCCGGACCGGGTTGAACAATAATTGGCAACAAGGGGATAGACATGATAGTACGCGAATTGATGGCGATACTGGCCACCTTACCGGCCGACAAATCGGTAGCCGTTTTCTGGGACGGCGGACCGCGCGGAGACGTAGAGGGTATTGTCAACGCCGCCGACGAGGTGGTAATCGTCGGCGAGTGGAGCATATACCGGGATAGCGAGTATCGCCGCTATCCGGACGATCAGATAGTATACGGCTGAGACAAGGAGATAGACGTGCTAAAGCTACTCAAAAAATGGTTCCGACGCGATCGTCGTCACTACGACATACTCGACGATCCGCTGTCCCGCGCCTTGCGGGAGATTTACCTGCCAGAGGAGTGGACGCGATGACACGACGGCAGGCATGGCGTCGCATCCTGTCCACCCTTCGGCGGCAGGTGTGGCCCGTCGCGGAGGCGCGCCTGATGTTCGCGGTGTGGGCGGTGGACCTGCACGACGCCTACGCTACCAACGTCCCGCCAATCCCCTACGATCCGTGCGACGTGGTGCTGACCCACCGCCGGGAGCTGATACGCATGCGGATGCTGGCCGCTCTCAACAGCGCGATCCGGTTCGACAAACACCTGCGGCTGTCTGGGGTGGACCCGGACTACGCCCGCCGGGTGATCGCCGAGGTGGAGGCGCAACTGCCACCCGATCAACAATTGTACGACAGGAGACTGCACAAATGACAATTAGCATAACCATCCCCAGCGGCGACGAGCGCGCCGCACGAGCCGCAGCGGCTTTTTTCATGGCGCTGACCGACGACACCCCCGCGGCCTGTATTGCCGAGCCAACACCCGAGCCCGAGCCGGAGATTGACTACCGTCTCGGTCAAGACGGCGGGTTCGTACCCGCCCACCAGGTAGGCGCCGCACCGACGCCCCCGGCCGCGCCCGACGACACGCCGCCCGAGGTGGATGCAAGCGGGCTGCCCTGGGATGAGCGCATTCACGCGGGCAGCAAAGCGCGCAACAAAGACGGCACCTGGCGGCTAAAACCCGGCGTTGACCGGGAGACGCTGGTCCCATCGGTAGAGGCGGAGCTGCGCGCGGTGACACCAGCCGGGGTATTCAGCGCCGCACCACCCCCGCCGCCTGCGGGCGCGCCCGCCGTACCGACCACGTACGCCGATTTCATCGCGTCGATAGCGTACCTGCGGACCACGCACGGGATGGAGGTGCAGGACCTCCTCGCCGCGTGCAAACAACACGGCGGCGCGGACAGCCTGACGGTGTTGGCGGATCACCCCGAGTGCATCCCGGCAGTGTGGGCGGAGCTGACAGCATGATCACAAAATTCGACAGCTTAGTGGCAGAGGTCCGGGCCGTATCACCAACGGCAGCGGCATACCTCCGCGAACACGGCATCGCGGATGCCGGTTGGCTCACCGAGGTATTCGTCTGGGGCGAAACGCCAGCGGGGCACCAGTACTGGTCCGACATCGCGGATGCCATCACCCACGGGTGGCCGGAATGAGCACACACTCCATCCTAGCGCCATCATCGGCGGCCCGGAGACTGCAATGCCCTGGCTCGACGATAATGGAGGCGCTGTACCCGAGCGGGGACAGCGAGGCGTCTATCGAGGGGACCACTGCGCACGAGTACGCGCACCGCGCGGCGGACCTGGCGTCACGAGGGCTGCGGCCCACCGAGATGGGGTGTGCCGACTCAGACATGCTGCGAGGTGCGCTCCTGTACGCGGACGACATGGCGGACGTAATGCGTAGAACAGGCGTATTTACCCCCGTCCTGGAGCGCCGCGTTGACATACCCCGCATCCACCCACTGAGCCACGGCACGCCGGACGGCTGGCTATGGGACGCGGCGCGCTCGACCATGTGGCTGTGGGATTACAAATATGGCTACGGCAGGGTAGAGCCTCGTCGCAATCCGCAGCTGATCGAGTACGCTGCCGGTGTCCTGGATGGGCTCGACCTCGATGGGCTGCAGGAGCAGCAGACCGAGGTGGTGTTTGCTATCGTCCAGCCCCGTGCGCCGCACCCGGAAGGGCCGGTCCGCCGCTGGGCGTGCAAAGCGGCTGACCTGCGGCCGCTGATCAACAAACAGTCGGCCGCCGCGTTCGAAGCCCTCGGCCCCAACCCCCGCTGCATCACCGGCCCGGAGTGCCGGTACTGCTCCGCGCGGCACGCCTGCGACACACTACGGGCGCAGGCATATGAGCACCTAGGCTACCTGGGCCGCCCCACGCCTATCGAGCTGGACCCCGGCGCGCTGGGCCAAGAGCTTACGCTGCTGCACGCGGCCGCCGACGATATCAAAGCTCGTGTCACGGGCCTGGAGGCCCAGGCGGAGGGGCTGATACAGCAGGGCGGAATCGTGCCGGGGTGGGCCATCGGGCGCACGCAGCCGCATGTGAAATGGACGCGCCCCGTGGCCGAGGTGCTGGCCCTGGGCGACGCGCACGGAGTGGACCTCCGCAAGCCCGCCGAGCCGGTCACACCGACGCAGGCGATCAAGGCGGGCCTTGACAAGGAGCTGCTCGCCGACTACAGTCACAGACCGACCGGGGCGCCTAAGCTGATCCCGGACCACGACACAGCAGACGAGGTATTTAACAATGTCGACTAATATTTTGACCCCTGTGGGCCGCCTGGTGGGCGGGCATCCGATGCGCCGCAGTCCCGTACTCGACGAGGACGGACACCCCAGGCTGCGGGCGGACGGCACTCCCCGCGCCAGCATCTACATCGGGCTGGCGATCCCCAAAGGCGGAGAGCCTACGTGGCAGCAGACCGAGTGGGGGCAGCAGATCGTGACCCAGGCCAAGGCCGACTGGCCCCGCGGCGAGTCCGGCAGCCCCACGTTCGCGTGGAAAATCACGGATGGTGACAGCCAGGTGCCGAACAAACGCGGCAAAATCCCCTCCGCCCGCGAGGGCTACCCGGGCCACTGGATCATCAACGCGAGCACGGAACTGGGAGGAGTAAAGTGCTTTTATGTGGGCCACTACCAGCCCCACGAGGTGATCCAGTCGGACAAGGAGATCAAACCGGGCGACTACTGCAGACTCAATCTGCAGGTCAAGGGTAATGGGCCCAGCAAATCGCCGGGGGTGTATGTCAATCCGACGCTTTTCGAATTGACACGCCCCGGCGTTGAGATCGTCCTCGACAGCGGCCCCGATGCGTCGGAATTGTTCGGCGGTTCCGCGCCCGTGGTGCCTGCTGGCGCACAGGTGGCAGAATATGCGGCGCCCGCTCCCGCAGCCGGTGGCCCCATCGCACCGGCGACGGACTGGGTGGAGAACGCGGGCGCACCTGCACCTGCACCTGCACCAGCACCTGCTCCGGCACCTGCTGGCCCGGTGATGACCCCGGCGGCCCAGTACACTTATGACCAATACAGGGCGTCTGGGTGGAGCGACGAGCAGCTCCGCGGCGCAGGGCTGATGCAATAATATTAATACTCGGGCCAGGGATGGCCCTAACTGGGAGACAGTAGATGGACGACATAGTAAAACGCCTGGACATCAAAGCCGGGGTAATGGAGATGGGCGAGCGGATCGCCTGGGGCAGCGACACTGCGCTGATGAGGGAGGCCGCCAGGTGCATAGTCGCGCTGGAAGTGGAGGTTGCTGGGCTGGAGAGCGTGATAGCGGTACTACGCGAGGACATCGCTTACTATAAGCAACTCGCCACCGACCTATGACCGCCCTCTACCTCGACACTGAGACCTACAGCGCGCTGGACCTGAAGAAGGTCGGCACGTATCACTACGCGGAGCACTGCGAGGTGATGCTTATACAGTACGCGGTAGACGATGGTCCGGTCCATATGTGGGACCACAACGGGGGACAACCGCCCCCCGACTTGGCCGCCTGGGTCGAGGCCAGCGGCGCGCGGGTTGTCGCGCATAACGCAATGTTTGACCGCAACGTCCTATCCCTCGGCAATCTCCGAATGGAAATACCCATCGAGCGGTGGGAATGTACAATGGTTCACGCGATGCAACACGCGCTGCCGGGTAACATGGATGAACTCGGCCGTGTGTTGGGGTTGCCCGAGGACCAGCGCAAACTAAAGGAGGGCAAGCGGCTGATTCAGCGGTTCTGTAAGCCGGCGCCCAGCAACCATAAAGCCGATCGGTACACCCGCGAGACACACCCGGACGAGTGGGAGCGGTTTGTAGCCTACGGCGTGCAGGACGTGGTGACGCTGCGCGAGTTCGACCGGCGGTTGCCTGATTGGAACTGGCAGCGGGATGACATCGATCTGTATCACCTCGATCAGCGGATCAATGACCGCGGGTTTAAGGTCGATACCGATCTGGTAAGCGCGGGTGCACGGGCAGCCGATGTCGAGAAGCAGGCCCTCGCGCGCCGATTCGGCGAGCTGACCGGCGGGCTGAAACCCACTCAGCGGGACAAGGTTATCGAACACATTAACGCGCGCTACGGCCTCAATCTGGCCCAGACCGCTAAATCCGTCATCGAGCCGCTGAGCCTGGACGAGTCGCTACCTGCTGATCTGCGCGAGCTGTTCGGGTTGATGCTGTCCGCGAACAGGACCTCGACGGCTAAGTACGCGGCACTGGCGGCCGCTGTGTGCGACGATGGGCGATTCCGTGGCGGGCTGCAGATGGCTGGCGCCTCCCGCACGCGCCGTTGGGCGGGACGTTTATTCCAGCCCCAGAACCTCCCGTCGCGGGGGCTGCCCAAGGAGATGATGGTTAACGCCTATATCGAGGCCCTGAAAAGCGGCTACCACACCGAGCTATTTGAGGATTTAATGCTGTATGGCTCGGCGGCATTGAGGGGGGTGGTGATCGCATGAAAACGTGCAGCAAGTGTGGGGCGGAGAAACCGGTGGCGGCGTTTAGCCGCGACAGGAGCAAACCCGATGGGCGGTACCCGCGGTGTAAGGCTTGCAACGCGGCCTACCGTGCGGCCAACAAAGAGAAGAGAGCGGCCTACAACGCGGCCAACAAAGAGAAGATAGCGGCCTACAACGCGGCCAACAAGGAGAGGATAACGGCCTACAACGCGGCCTACAAGGCAGCCAACAAGGAGAAGAGGGCGGCCTACAAAGCGGCCAACAAGGAGAAGATAGCGGCCTACAACGCGGCCACCAAAGAGCGCCGTGCGGCCTACGGCCAAGCCTGGCGCCTCTTGC